TGGACTTCATCGTTCGCTTCGATGATCAACGACATTGCTCCCTCGAACGAGACATTCGGGGGGGTGGCTTTCCTGGGCTTGTAAACCCTCACTTTTCCTGCTGGCGCTCCGGCCTGGTTGCGATTGCGCCGCCAGCCCTCATCTTCCGCTTGCTGGACCTCATCCATGGAGATCTCCTTTGAGTCAACCCCTACAGGAGCCGGAGCCGCCAGATCACCTAAGCTCATTCCCGCCTCTACAAGCTGGTCTGCTATATTCTCTATCACACCGGCAGCTTCTTCTGTCCAGCACATTTTGTCATCAGCCAGTTCAGCAGCATTGATAGCAGTGCACTTTTTTAGAGCACTGGCCGTGTTGAGCGCTCTCTGAGCTCCATAGCACAGCTGCTTAGCTACCCTCTGATCATTGACCGTCTGTGCCAGTTTCTGCAGTGCAGTCGAGGCTGCAACCATGACCGACACACGTTTGTTTCTCGCGACCCCACTGACTGCCTGAACGAAGGATATGTTCGACAATGTCGTGGCAATTGGGGCTACCAATGGTTCCATGTGGTCTTTAATATCTCTTCCAGGCTGGTTCTCCTCCTCTAGAACAGCCTCTTTATACCGTTCCGCTACTTGTCTAAGCACTCCTGGGGCCGCAAGCATTAGGTCTTCATAGTGCCAAGCGGCTTTGCGTGGCAGTGTACCTTTATTGGCCTTGGGTGGCGCCTGTGTATCCGCTTTCTTCTGTTCACTGGCCTCAGCAACCGATTTGAGCATTTGGCCTAGATTCATGCTTGACGCGGTGGGGTCCGGTGGTGGCCCGATCTCTTCTGACGTAGGGTCCTCCAGTGCGTGGATGTCGGCTTTAACTGTTGTAGCATGTACACTTGCATCATCGCTAAAATCATCCCCAGCGGGTTTGTCCCCAGTTCCAGAGATATACCACTTCCACTCCTTACGCACTTGATCGTGGTTGTGCATGGCAACCGCGGCAGCGGCGGTGGGTAGAGTAGCGGTAATGTGATGCTTGGTTAGGTCATCGACAGCAAAATTAGGGAAGGGTCGGTCCGGCGGTAGTCCATATTTATCATTGAACGGGACGAGAGGGCTCACCTTCCAGTTGAGGTCTGTTTTTAGCTTGTGTATGACTTCAAACGTCGCTCCACACGCTTTCAGGGCCGCCACGTTGGATGGCAGTGCATGTGGCGAGATCTTATCCAGCTTGTAACGCACACCTGGCTGCATAAGTGCCGTGCTCTTCTTGGGGTTGATGTACGCATCAAGTGCAGCCATAGGGGCTTTTGCAACAAC